TCGTGCGGGCTTTTCTATTTTTACAACATGCAAGTAGAGATAACCGGCCAAACAGTAGTCCTGGACAACATCGTTACAGTGGACGAGCTCAAGGCGTACATGCGGGTGACGCACACCGCTGAGGATACGCTGATCACAGCGCTGCGGCTTGCGGCCATCGCATACATTGAGGAGCACTGCAACATTAAGCTGGGCACCTACAACATGCGCGGCTACCTGCCAGGCTTTTACAATGCGTACTTCCCTATGGGACCGGTGCAGGCCGTAACCGAGGTCAAGTACCAGACAACTGAGGACAAGACGTTCAGCAACCTAACGACGCTGAATACCACCAACTGGTACACGGACCTGATCACACAACCGTCGCGCATCGCCTTCCGCGACTACCCCAACGTCTACGAGTACGCCTTAACGCCGGTGGTCATCACCTTCAGTGCTGGATACACGACGGTGCCGGAGCCGGTGGTGCATGCCATCAAGCTGCTTGTGTCGACCATGTACGAGAACCGACAGGATGAGGTGACGGGTAGCATTACCACGCGCCTTAAGTTTGGCCTTGACGCCCTGCTCAATCCGTTCCGCATTATCTACCAGCCATGAAGAACGCAGGACGACGGGACCGCTACATTACGCACCGCGCCGAGACGCTAACGCAGGACGACTACGGCCAGCCTACGGTCGGCTCTACGACGGAAACGAACATGTGGGCCGAGGTAATCTACGCTGGCTCGGCCGGCGAGAGCATGAAGGCCTACCAAATCTTTCCGGAGCGTAGCGTGACCTTCGTCGTCCGGCATCCTAATCCAACCGACGACGTGTCTGGCCTAAGCATCGCACAGGACGACGCCATCGTCTTCGAGAGCCGCGAGTACGAGATACTAGGCTTTGAGGAGATTGGACGGCGCGACGGCCTGCGCATCTTTTGCAAAGAAAAAGGGACGGATGGCAGATAAGGTTGAAGGACTAGACGAACTGCTAAAGCAGGTTGGCCGCATCGGTGAGTTTCCAAAGGATATGAGCAAGGAGCTGCGCAAAGCCAATCGCAGCATTGGCAGCATGGCCAGCAAAAAGGTCAAGCCGCAGGTGCCGCGTAGCCGTCGCGTGTTTAAGGTGCGCCGCTCTGGTGCTCGCGGTGGCAAGCGTGGACCTAATATGGACATCCAACCTGGCACGCTGCGCCGGTCTATCGGAGTCCGCAACAGCCGAGGCAGCCGCATCAACGTCTTTGTCGGTCCGCGATCCGGTGGCGTGGCTGAGCGCAACGACGGTTGGTTCGCTGGCATCGTCGAGGGCGGTCACGTCGGCGGCCGCAACAGGAGTATCGGCAGTGAGGCGTATAACAAGATTGCACCGGCACTGGCACGCCTGCGGCCAGCTATGGAGCGCCTGATGATTATAAAGTACCGCAAGGCCTTCGACAAATACAAGCTGTAATGGAAACAGGTAAAGCGATATACAAGCTGCTCAAGGACAGCGCCGACGTAGGCGCCATCTGTGCCGACCGCATCTATCCAGAGTTGGCACAGCAGGACGTCGACGTGCCGTTCATTGTGTACACCGTGACCGACACGACGCCGAGCGGAACTAAAAATGCCACGTCGAAGCTGGACACGGCGCGCGTTGAGCTGTACTGCGTCAGCGACGACTACGAGCAGAGCATGGACCTAGGCATAGCCTGCCGCACTGCGCTAGATCGTCAGAGCGGAACAGTCAGCGGCGTCGAGGTGCAGAGCATAGACTTTGATACCTCTGACGTACAGTTTGACCCAGAGCAGCGGCTGTACGTCTTAGAGCAGACATACGACGTCCGCATTCAGCGCACCGGCACGGCGCAGGTAGTGTCGCAGTTTCCAGGCAACACGTTTACCGTTGAGGAGGTAGACGGCTCGCCGTCCGGTGCGGTAAACAAACTAGTGTTTAGCAATGGCAGCCTGTCCATTGACGGCACCACCGGCACGGTGACTTCCGGCGGCGGATCATCGTACTACACGCTAACTAGCTACTTCCACAATACAGACGGCGTCGTTAATGTGTACATACCATGGGAAGGCACTACAGAAAATACTAGTCTGCAATACCGCCACGCTTTTGTGTGTCCTTTTAATGGTAGCTTGAAGAAGGCATATCTGTGGCGGCAAAGCGGGAACAATATGACCAGCGGGACCATTGTTCTAGATTTTCACAGATTAAGCAGCGCGACCGCATCTAGCAGTCTAGAATCAGAGACGATAACGACGCCGGTCAACAAAGGTCAATCGTATAACGTAAGTTTCAGCAGTTCTGAAGTGTTAGCCGGCTTTGTATATGCTATGATTCTTAGAAACGACACCGACCAAAACCTCGGCAACGTTGTCGTGTCTTTGGTGTTTGAGGTCACGAGCATTGCTTAACTTGCCCCTATGGACTTCTTCCTAAACAACTGGGCAGAGCTGCTCCTGGCATTCATGGTGTTTGCCAAGGTGGTGGTAAACCTCACGCCGAGCGTTCAGGACGATCGTGTCTTCGCATACGTCGACCTGTTGCTCAACGCGATCATTGCAAACAACACAAAAGACAAAGAGTAATGGCCATCCTCAACGGCACAGTTTTCCTGCTCAAGATTGGCGGCACCGCTTTGCCGGACCAAACTGAGGGCAGCATCAGCATCAACCTGGAGACCCGTGACATCACGACCAAGGACAGCAGCGGATACCGCGAGCTGCTTGAAGGCGTGCGGTCCGGTAGCATCTCCGTAAGCGGACTTGTAGACGACGACGGCACGGGCGGTGCTGGAGCCGATTTGTTTGCCGCCCTGAACGGTCGCACGGCGCAGACCATCATCTTCGGTTTGGACGATACCAGCGACGACTACTTCTACAGCTGCTCTGCTTTCTGCACGAGCTTGGAGGTCGGCGGCGGTACCGAAGACAACGTGACCTATAGCGCCACGTTCGAAATTACCGGAGCCATTACTGAGACCGTCGCTTAATGAAGCTGACACTTAGCGGCAAGGAGTTCACCCTGCGGTGTGACATGCGCGCGCTGGCTGCGGCCAAGCGTGAGGCAGGCATCGACATCGGCAAGCTGGACGACGACGTCATCGAAATCGGCACGCTGGTCTACTACATGGCGCAGTCTGGAGCCAAGCACGCCGGCATTCCGTTCGACTACGAATGCGATGACTTTCTTGGCCTCATTGAAATCAGCGACCTCGAACCACTGTCCGACGCTCTGAGTACTCTCATGGGAGGCGGCGACGGAAAAAAAAAGTGAAGGCGAGCCGCTGACGTTTGATTCATGTATGCAGATAGGCCTGGGGCAGTTACGCCTCGGGCCTTCTGTTTTCTATGACATGACGTTTGAGGAGTTCTGCGCGGCGGCTACCGGCATGAACAAGCAAGAGGAGGTCCGGCAGCAGCAGGAGTGGGAGCGCACGCGGTGGCTGGCGGCCTTGACGCTAGCACCACATAGCAAGCCAGGGCAACGCATCAAGCCCCAAGACCTTGCTACCTTTCCATGGGAGAAGAAGAAGAAAAACAAGGGCAACAACAAGCTGCTGGCCAATGCCCTGCGGAACATAAACAATGGCACTACTAAAACACCTGAAGGTCGTAATCGGCCTAAGTAAAAAAGGATTAACTAAGCTGAACGCCGACCTGCGGCGCACCAAGAGCAACTTCCGCCGAAACTTTGGGGAGATTGCTGGCATAGCTAAGCGTGCTGGTGCTGTCATTGTTGCCGGCGTAGGCGCTGGACTGACGGCCATCATTAAGAGCGGTGCAAAGCTGCAAACGCTTAAGGTCGGCTTCCGCAGCATTATGGGCAGTGCGGAGGGCGCTGCCAAGATGGTCGACAAGCTTAACGAGTTTACGGCGAGCACGCCGTTTCAACTTGAAGAGGTTAGCCGCAGCGCACGTCAACTAATCGCAGTAGGCACCGGTGTCGATGACGTGACCGATCGCTTGCGCATGCTGGGTGACATCGCCGCGGCATCCGGCAACAGCATCAGCGACATCGCGGCGATTTTCGCGAAGGTGCAAGCCAAGGGCAAGGTCGAGCTTGAAAACCTTAACCAGCTGGCCGAGCGCGGCATCCCAATCTTTGACCAGCTGCGCAAGGTCACCGGCGACGCCAACATGGAATTTGGCGCCGGCGCTGTAACCGTTGAGGAGTTCAACGATGCGTTAGCACAGATGGCCGACAAGGGCGGGTTCGCCAATGACGCTATGGCCAACCTGTCGGAGACCGTCGACGGTAGGCTGACGACAGCGTTTGACAACGTAACCTTGGCGCTCGGACAGTTTGCCGAGAAGTCCGGCTTGCTTAGTGCTGTAACTACTGTGCTGGAAGACTTCACGCATCAGTTACAGCGTGCGTCACTGAGCGAGTCCGACCTTCAGAAATCGCGGGAGCAGTTCTACGATCTGCGGCAGAAGTTTAAGCAGGCGCACAAAGGCAACATTGAAGACCTAATGAACGAGGCTAAGGCTGCGCGACAGCTGGCCTTTGACCTTAACCAAGTCTTAGACACCATGAACACCGCGGCGCACTTGAAGGGTGTCGATGTGTTTATCGATAAGCTAGAAGAGGCGTTTGCTTTCCGAGGCACACACCTGAGCGCATTGCCAGATGCACCAAGTGCTGGTAAGACTCTCATTGAGCCGACGCGCCCGCAGAATATGGCGGCAGCCATGTCTGTGTCGGCTGGTCTCATTGAGCGCAGCCTAAGCGAGAAGGTGCTTAAGCCGTTGCGCGGTGTTGCTGACATCCTAGACGAGATAGCTACGGAGAAGGTGCAGCGCATGGAGCAGGCGCAGATGCAGATGGCTATGACGCTGTCAACTACGTTTCAGAACGTCTTTAGCACGTTGCTGTCTGGCACGCAGACTTTTGGCGAAATCATGACTCGCATCTTGCAAGACTTAACGGTGCGCTTAGTGTCCATGGTAGCGGCCTTTGCTGTAATTAGTGCCCTGACTGGTGGCACTGTAGGTGCTGCAGGCTTAGGCGCATTTTTGAAGGCCGGCTTGAACATTCCGCAGATGGCACAAGGTGGACTCTTTACTGGCGCTAGTCTTGCTATGGTAGGCGAAGGACCAGGCACGTCAGCTATTAACCCTGAAGTCGTGGCACCGCTGGACAAGCTGCAGCAGATGATGGGCGGCGGCAACGTCACCGTGACCGGTCGCCTTGACGGCAGGGACATTCTGATTAGCAGCGAGCGCGCCGGCTTTGACCGCAACCGAGTAAGAGGATTCTAATGGCAGGCGAACGGTTATACGGTGAGTTCACCGACGACAAAGGCACAGACTGGCGCGTTAGTATTTATGACACTAACGCTGCTTGGAATGCAGCTAACAAAACAGAGTTTACACTAGGCGCCGAAGGTTTTGTTATTAGATACAGCGGCAACAACGAGCAGCAGCACCAGCCCATTATCGGCAGCTCTGTCGAGTTTACTTTGTTTGAGAACGTCGCTGCGCATACGCAGACATTAGACCTGCTGTACAGCTTTGCAGAGGGACGGCTGTTGCTTGACATATATCGCGATCCTGATGGCGACAACACTGTGTACTGGCGTGGTGTCATTCTTGCCGAACAAGTTGAGCGTAATGACGAGCCGTTTCCGACTGCTGTACGATTGACCGCAAGCGATGGTCTTGGCAATCTAAAGGACATTGATTTTCCAGACGACAGCAGCGGCCTGAGTCGTAACGTGCGCAACCAAATAACACGCTGTCTGTTGCAGGTGCCGACGATCAGTCGGTGGGGCAACACCGATGCTTTGTTACGTTATGTCAACGACACAGAAAATTTCGGTAGCCACGACGATGCAGATGCTCTTGACAACATTATTGCTAGGGCGCCTGTGCCGGTATTGGAAAACGGAGCTGAGGATCCACACAATTGCTTTGACATCCTGCACAGTCTAGCTAGTTCATTTAATGCTCGCGTGTTCTTAGCTGAAGGCGTGTTTTGGTTTTGGCCTATTAATGTGCACCAGCGTGTGTCGGATGCAGAAGCTATCAGCACAAGTATTAAACAGTATGACAAGCAGGGCAACGCTGTAAGCTGGACTGCGTCTGACATTACTGCTATGAATGTGGACTACATCCAGTCCAGTGGCACAGAATACCAAAAGCTAGCAGGACATGTATTTACACATTTGCCACCAGTACGACACGTTGAGCGCACACGTCGTATAGACGGCAACATGTACGTTGTGCGAGGCAATGACGACACAGTCGTTACTACGGGTGTCAACATTACTGAGGCTGACACTGATCGCACGTACGAGGTTGGTGCCAAATTTAGGGTGTATGGCTTCCTAGAGTTTCAGGCTTCGCCGGATGCCAGTCAGTTTGAAATGCAAGAAGATTTCGTGCACGTTGAGCTAGAAATAATGCTTAAAGCTGGCACGAAATACTATCAACCGGAAGAGTGGACGACAGATAACACCGATCACTATGTAATCGATTTAACTCAATTCTTGCGTAGTCAAGGTGCTAACCTAAACACTGCGTACAGCTTTACTACAATACCATTGACAACCGAAGAAAACGGTCTTGATGTAGAGGCGCGTGTGTATTTCTATGACGAAGGTGGTCAAGACATTAGTTCGAACTTTACAAGTAATGAATTCTACTTGGACTTAGGAGTTGAAGTAGTTAGCGACAATGGTGCTAATGATGACCTGGTCACTTACAGAGCAAGTTTTCCTAGTACAAATGAGTTAAC